TTCTCTGATATTAATCAAAACATTTTGGTTAAACCAGGGAACAAAGTACAAACTATTTCTACTATGAAAAACATTTTGGCTGAAGCCGAAGTGACAGAAAAGTTTGAAGACGAGTTTGCGATATATGACTTACCAGAGTTTTTAAGATCGGTTGAACTATTTGAAAAACCAGAACTTAAATTTAATGGTGGTGGTTATGTAAATATATCACAATCAAAACAATCAATCAAATATTTCTTTGCAGATAAATCTGTTATTGTTGCGCCTACTAAAGGTATATCAATGCCAGATAAGTTTGTTGATTTTACAATCACTAAAGATAACTTTGCTAGATTAATGAAAGGTACTACTACATTAAATCTACCAGATGTTGCTGTTAAAGGTGATGGTAAGACAATCAAAATGATTGCGACAGATAAGAAAAACAAATCATCTAATCAATACTCTATTGATGTTGGTGAAAGCGATAAGAAGTTTACTGCGTATTTTAGAACAGAAAACTTTAAACAAATCGTTGATGATTATGATGTTGCAATATCAAAAGCAAAGATTTCTCATTTTGTAAACAGAAATAAACCTGTACAATATTGGATCGCTTTAGAACCTGACTCTGAATTTTAAGGGGGTTGTAAATGTCCGATTTTTTATGGGTTGAAAAATACCGACCAAGAAAAATTAGTGATTGTATTCTTACAGAAGATTTAAAGAATACATTTACACAATTTCTAAAACAAAAAGAAATACCGAATTTGCTTCTATCGGGTAGCGCTGGTACTGGTAAGACGACTGTCGCCAGAGCACTCTGTGAAGAACTAGGTAGTGATTATATCATTATCAATGGTTCTGACGAAGGTAGACAAATAGATACTGTACGAAGTAAAATTAAAAACTTTGCTTCTACAGTATCACTAACAGAAGACGCAAATCATAAAGTTGTTATCATAGACGAGGCAGATTATATGAACGCTGATAGTGTTCAACCTGCGCTTCGTAATTTCATTGAAACATTTTATAAAAATTGTAGATTTATCTTTACCTGTAATTACAAAAACAAAATTATACCTGCGCTACATAGTAGATGTACGGTAGTTGATTTTAAAATTGTAAATGGTCAAAGAGTAAAGACTGCCACTGCCTTTCTTAAAAGACTAGAGAGTGTGCTTAAAGATGAGAAGATAGGGTTTGATAAGAAGGTATTGGCAGAACTAATACAAAAATATTATCCTGACTTTCGTAGAACTATAAACGAACTACAAAGGTATTCTGTAAGGGGTAAAATTGATAGTGGTATATTATTTAATCTAGGTGAGGCTAACACTAAAGAACTTGTTAAAATTCTAAAAGAAAAGAGATTTAACGATATGAGAAAGTGGGTAGTACAAAACCTTGATAAAGAGGCGTCTTCCTTGTTTAAGACGTTGTATGAGACGCTATATACTACGCTAGATGCGAAGTCTATACCTCAAGCGATATTGATTATCGCTGGGTATCAATACAAGTCTGCGTTTGTCGCTGACCAAGAGATCAATATGGTCGCTTGTTTAACAGAGATAATGGCGGGTTGTAAATTTAAATAAACTAAATAGGAACAAAGAGTTATATTATGCCTGGTAAGTGGGATGGTAAAAGTAGAATATCCAATGACAAATATAGGGAAGGTTTTGATAGAATTTTTAAAACAAACCCTATCGCCAAAGATGTACGAACACCAAAGTACAAACCTCGTATAGTAAGACCTAAAAAAGGTAAAGGGAGTTATAAGAGAAATGGCGAGAAGAACATTATTCAGAACATTGATAGTTAAGTTAAGAATGTTTTGGGCAGATGTGAGAGGTCATCACGGTAAAGTTTGGGATTATGAACCAGGCGATTACTATATGGGTTCACACAAAGGTCATAATAAACATTTAAAAAAATAGTGAAAGTTTTATATTATGTACGAATTGAAAGATTATCTAAACGCAATCAATTTTACAAAACAAAATTTATTAGACACAAATGACGAGACTTGGGTAAAAAAATACCCACCTTTCGTAATCAACAAGTGTCTTTCCGTTCATTATGATTGTATTGCTCAAGCGAATGAAATGAATGGTTATCACTTCCTAGATAAAAAAATACAATTTCATTTTTACATAAATAGTATTAGAAAAAAGAAGCGATTTGGTGGCAAGTGGTTATCACAAGCCAAATTGAAGAATTTAGAGTATGTAAAAGAGTATTATGGTTATAGCAATGAGAAAGCAAAAGACGCTCTCAACATACTAACTGAGGAACAAATTGAACTAATTAAGAATACCTTATCTAAAGGTGGGAGAAAAAGATGAGCGAAGAAGCAATCAATTGGTCCGCTGACAGTATGTTAGAGGTCACAATAAAGCAACCAGATGACTTTTTAAAGATTAGAGAGACTTTAACTAGAATAGGTGTTGCGAGTAGAAAAGACAAAACTTTATTTCAAAGTTGCCACATCTTACACAAACAAGGAAAATATTTCATCACACATTTCAAAGAATTATTTGCACTTGATGGTAAAAAAGCAACATTAACAGAGAACGATATTCAAAGACGAAATACAATCTCTATTTTATTGCAAGATTGGAATTTAATAGATATAGTGGATAAGACAAAAGCAGAAAACAAAGCACCACTATCTCAAATCAAAGTATTACCTTTTAAAGAAAAGAAAGAGTGGAACTTATCAGCCAAATATAATATAGGAAAAAAAGTTGAGGCCAAGGATAATACTGAGAATGCAAGTACCGAAGTTTAAAGAATTTTTAACAGAAACAGATGTAAGTCGTAGAGACAAACCTATGACTATAGCGATTGTCACAGTCGCTGATTCAAAAGACCCTAAAGAAAATACAACTGCTGAACTTCTTACAAAAATTTGTAAGAAAAAAGGTATCAAGTGTATTATTGTAAATACTAAATCAACAATCATCACAGCAAAAGACGAAGATAAAAATACACTAACTGTATATAATTATGATGGTAAAAATAGTGAACATACTTTTGTAGGTAGAGATACTATTTGTTTTGTTAGAGGTGGTGCACTAGAAGATGAGGCTGGTCTTTCTTTAATATCATCTTTCCAAAACTCACAAGCATTTATGATTAACACTAGAGCATCAATGCTAACGTGTGACAATAAATTAACAACAGCATTACTATTTGAGAAATATGGTTTACCTACACCAAGAACAGCTTTTGTTTCTAATGAAAATAATATTAAAACTGCTTTAGATAAAGTTGGTGGTAAGTTTCCTATCATCTTAAAAACACTAACAGGAACTCAAGGTGTTGGTGTAATAAAGATAGAGACGTATGAGGGTTTAGTTGCAACTTTACAAGCGATGTGGAAACTAGAGGCAGAAGTATTAATACAAGAATTTATGCCTAGTGATTTTGATATTAGAACTTTCTGTTTAGATAATAAGATATTCGCAAGTACAAAAAGAACTCATAGTAGTTATGACTTTAGATCAAACACACATAGAGGTGCTGAAGCAGAACCTTATATATTAAGTGATGAAGAAAAAGAAATAGTTTTAAAAGCGGCTAGAGCATCTAGAGCGTATATGGTAGGTGTTGACCATATTATACATAAAGGTAAACCTTACCTATTAGAAATCAATGGTAGTCCAGGATCAGGCGCAGATTACGAAGGTTATCAACACAGAGATTATTATTCTGATGCAGAACCATCAGGTAGAATAGATGGTGAAAAAATGTTATCAAATGTTATTGATTGGATTGAAGATAGAGCTCATTGGGATAGACAATCATTAATAGAATGTGGTTGGTTAGAAACGGTAGAAATTGAAGACCTAGGTAAAGTAAGATGTAAGTTTGATACTGGTAATGGTTCAAAAGCTTGTGCTTTACATGCAGATGAAATACTATCTGATGGTAAGATAGTTAAATGGAAATATGATGGTAAAACTTATAGTAAACCTAGACACGGTAAAAGTGAAGTATTCAGATCAAATGCTACAAACGAACCATCAGAAATTAGACCTACAATATTAATGGACATTACATTTAATGGTTTTACATATAAAGATGTAGAAGTAGGTTTAGACCAAAGACCTAGATCAGGTTCTGACTTATTAGTCAATAGAGATTTAATGAGATTGATGAATTTAAGTGTTAATCCTAATAGAACTTTTGTGTTAAGTAGAAGATTAAGACCTATTGAAAAAGAGGGTAAACCAGATAAAATAGGATTTGAAAAAAAGTAAACTTGACAAATTGATTAAACTATGGTATAATGATAACAAATAAGGAGATATTATGCAAGATGTGAAGATATTAA